AACAATGTTAACTCAAGACACTCCTTTATCTTTGAATAGTGGTGGTTCTGGACCTGACGAAGTAACCGTGGTGGAAAAAGATGGAACCATACTTAAAAACACACAAGCAGGAATAGATAATTTCTTTAAGACTTGTAAATTTAACGAAGACCTTATTCCAAAAAACGCTATTTTTCTTACAGGAACACAGGGGTTCACCAGTGGTGTTTTTCACAGTAATTTGTTAATGTCATTAACCTCCCCTGTTGGAGAAGAATTTTACAAACTGTACACCAGTGCTAATGGTGGAGAAGTTACTTGGTTTTGGGAAGCAAAAATTAAAATGTTTTGGCACTTTTTTGCTTTAGACCTACAAAATAATCGTGAGACAGGCGTTGTCAACGTCCCCGCTGGAGCTATGGGCCGAAAAGCTGTTCCGTCTGATTTTGAGACTGGTGGTCAATTATTTGACTTAAAAGAATGGGGTACTCCATCTTCTCCGCTAATTATAACGGCTTCAGGAGGAGGCTTTAAAGATGTAAACAACTTTGGGCGGCAAGATCGTTGGTGGCTACAAGGTGCCGAAGGTGACGTTGCACAAAACAAAGCTAAATGGACTTTTTCACCCCCAACGTCCCCTACGTACAAAAGACCATTTATTGAAGAAAAATTTCGTTTTCAATTAGAAGTAACAATCTCAGCAAAACGTTATGGTTCAGACTACGTTTCTAAACAAAAATTTAAACTTGACCCAGAGCCTGTTGGCACCAACCACAGTACCCTTGGAGCAACAATGATTGCGACTACTTAACTATGGCCATCTACTCAACATCCAGATACACCTTCAGCCAAGAACTACAAACCGACGGTAAAACTTTGGCTAAACGCAAACCCGCACAACAACTGGCTTACCAAATGTACATTGTGCGCCCAGGAGATACCTTTGAAGGACTAGCTGCCAAAATCTATGGAGACAGTTCCCAACATTGGCGTTTATTGGATTTAAATCCAGAAATAGAGTTTTCATTAGATCTAGCACCTAATGACAAAATAAGAATTCCTGTATGATTTTTTCAAATGCGTTTCCCGAAGTGCCTGTTTTAGATGTAACTGTGGTTGGTGGGGAAGTTCCCCCATCTCAAATTGCAGTTGTAGATTTAACTTTTTCTGAAAACAAACACGACATTGCAACAATAACTTACGCAGGCTTTCCTGGGGTAGCAGTTACTTCGTATGTTGGTCTCCCAGTTAGGATTATGTTTGGCAACAACGAATCCAATTTAGTAGATTTTGTTGGGTATGTTGCCTATGTAGAAATTGAAGCCAATACCAGAATGGGAATTACTAACGGGTCTTTAATTCAAATGGCTAAAGTAGTTTGCTTTGGCAGTAGCTACCAAATGAAGACTGTGCGAAGTACTGTTTACACCAACAAAACTATCAAACAAATTGTTGAAATCTTTGCAAACAAATATGGACTTTCATATTCTGTTCCTAACAACAATTATGTTTTTGATACTTTAAGCCAAAATCAAAAAAGCGATTGGGAAATGTTAATAACCGCCTGCAGCAAATTAGGTTATTCGGTAACTACGCACGGAACGCACATAACAGTTTACGATGATTATTCGTCATATTACCGCGGGTTGCCTGAAACAGTTTTATACACATTAGAAGACAGTAAAGGAACCGAACGGCGAGCAGGAAACATTTATGAATTTAAAGGATTTTTTGGAGATGTTACCCCTCATGGACAAAGTTCTGCTTACGTCTTTAACTCACTAGACAACCTTGGAAAAGAAAACACCTACACCTCGGTTGAAAACAGCGCCAGCGGTTTGGGATCTAAGTTGGCTGCAAGGTTCACGCATCAAATTACAACAAACACTGTTTCTAAAAACGATTTAGAACAAGCTTTACGGCAGTACACAAGAAAAACATACCCAATGACGGCTACAGCCACAGTTATAGGTGTGTCTTCAGCTATGCCGGGGCGTTTAGCAAAAGTGCAATCTTACAATTCAGCTTTTGACGGCTACTGGATTATTGAAGAAGCTCGTCATGAGATTAACTCTAAACATTACATTACAACACTTAAACTAAAAACCGACTCAACTAATGGATCTGGTTTATCTTCTGGTAAAGGGTTTGGGTATATGCTTCCCCCGTCTTCTCGCTTGTCAAACAACCTTTGGCAAACTGAAAGGGAGTTAGCCAATGTTTACTAATTCTCTAATTAATAGGGCTGTTGTGTCTTATTCTAGCGAAGACACAGGCCAAATTAAAGTACGAATACCGTCTAAATTTGAATCCAACGTTGTTTTAGATGTATCATTTATTGGTAGAAAACCAAACCAAGCAACCAACGTTTGGTCCGTTCCAGCGGTTGGAGAACAAGTTGTTGTAGCAACTGACGGCGATGACTACGCAAATGTGTTTATTCTTAACGTTAACCCAAGTAGTTCTGTAGATAATGACCAGGTCATTTTTTCAGGGCAAATATTCTAAGCATAGGTGTGAAATTATGTCAATGTTAAAAGTTCCTTTAGAGATATCTCCGTCAGGAGGTCTTACTCGTTTGGACACGTTAGAAAAAAAGGTAAAACAAAAAATTGTAGATTACTTAAGCACATCTACGTTTGAGCACGCTATGTCTCCGGCGTACGGGGCAAATACTAATGCTTTAATTTTTGAAAACTACGATTCTTTGTTTTTTGAAGAATTTAAGCTAGATGCTTTAGACGGGCTACGGCAACACGTTTCTGGAGTTCAAATTTTAGATTTAAGGTTAACCCCCACTGAAACAGCCACGGGTTTTTCTACTGTTACTCTTAGCGTAGATTATGTAATACCAACTTTTGGAAAGCAACAAGTGACTCTTGATATTTTTACACCAACAGACATTAGCGAGGACTTTTAACTATGGCCGCATTTGATTACACCAGCAGAGACTACAACTCTATCCGCGCCGATTTACTCGCAAGAGCATCTGAAGTTTTGCCCGAATGGACATCTCGTGACAGTTCGGATTTTGGTATTTTGTTTGTTGACCTAGTTGCATACATGGGAGATATCTTTCATTATTATTTAGACGAAGCAGCAAAAGAATCTTTTCTAGACACAGCAACCCGTCGGTCATCGTTATTGGCTATCGCAAGTCTTTTGGACTATCTGCCTCACGGAAGAACTCCTGCTAAAACCAGCATTACTTTAAATGCAGCGGCATCAGTAGCAACTAACGCTGTTCCAATTTTAATTCCCGCTAACACAAAGTTTGTTGCTCGTCCATTAATTAGCACCGCCGAAGACGTTGTGTTTACATCAAACACTTCTATTGCGTTTAATGCAGATGGTACAGCTATTAATGGGTACACAACTTACCCTAAAGCAACTGTTGCAACACTACAAGTAACTGAAGGAGAATTGTTTACTGAAACTTTTACTAGCAACGGTGCTCTTTCTCAAAAGTTTACGTTAGCAAAATTAGGTGTAGTTGTAGATTCAATTACAGTAAGCGTTGCAGAAGGCCTTAATGGAGCAGCCGTTTCTTATGGACGAGTTGATCGTTTTATAGAAAGCACAAGTTCAGATTTGGTTTTTACTGCACGAATAAAAGCTACTGACGAAATAGAACTTAGTTTTGGTAATGCAATCCACGGAAAAATTCCAACAACAAACGCAATAGTTACCATTGACTACCGTAGAAGTCGGGGTACCGCGGGGAACGTTGAAGCAAACTCTGTTAACGCGTTTGCTTCACTTACTAACGCATTTGGACCCGCATATGATGGCATAGTAATTACACCAAACGCCACCAGAGCTTTTGGTGGTTCAGATTCTGAAAGCATTGCATCGTTAAAAAACAACATCCCAACATCATTTAGGTCACAAGATAGAGCCGTGTCTTTGTCCGATTACGAAGAGTTAACCTTGCGCGTTCCAGGAATAGTTAAAGCAAAATCTGAAGTTGTAGCATCTGCAACTGCCAAACAGGGTGTAATTACTAACAAAGCCAAAAGCTCAACAGTGGCTACACTAACCACAAGTGCTGCCCACGGATTGTCTGTTGGCGAATATGTTGCAATTTTTGGTGTTGACGATACTTTTGATGGAACTTACGCTGTCGCAAGCACACCTACTTCTACAACGTTTACTTATAGCCGTACAGGTTCTACCGTTTCATCCGTTGCTGTTACAACAACTGCAACATTTAAAAATGCTCAAGTTAAACTTTATGCTTTGATTACTCCTGATGTTTACGACGGACTATTGACGTCCAACCCCACAACTAGCCCCCTTACGTTAGACACTCACGCAAGAGATCTTGTCTACGAATATATTTCTCCCAGAGAAATTGTTGGAGTTAATTCTGTTGTAATGCCTTCAGTGGCTTTGTCTTCTGCCAAAATTACGTGTGCGGTTTCCGTACTAACCAACTTTGTTCAAACAAGCACACAAGAAGCAGTTCAAGACGCAATTAAAGAATTGTTTGTTTTTGACAAAGTTTTCTTTGGGCAAACCATAACACTAGGAGCGTTGTATAGAACAATTCTGGCAGTACCCGGTGTGGACTACGTAAACATAACAAAATTTACAACTGGAAGCAGCGCGGTTATAGACACAGCAAGCCTTAGCCCCAATGTTCAAGGTGTTCAAGCATCTGCAAATGCGTTATTGTTACTAACAGAATTAACAGTTAACGTCACTGGTGGAATTGCCTCCGTCTAATGGCTTTTAAATCTTTTAGAGTTCGTCGCGTTGACCTAGTCGCAAGTCCAGACGCTAACCCCTTTGGCTCTTACGTTCGTGGTACAGACACGGATGCACCTGCTGGGCTAACAAGGTCTGATGCTGATAGTGCTCTGCGAGCTGACGGGTTTATTGCAGCAATACCCGCTTTTACAAACGCGCAATTTAATGCAACAGCAACAACATATTCTTCTGTTAATTTAAGCTGGTCTCCTTTTGAGTTAAAAAACCCCAGCACCAATGCCGTTGGTGTTTCTAACATTCAATCAGTTGTAGTTGTCTACTCATCTACTGGCGCACCAGAAACTGTTGCCGATGGCGTTATTGTTAAAACCCAAGCGTACAACGATACAACATATGCTGTCTCGCACCAAAGTGTTCCAACTGGTAAATGGGCGTACTATTCATTATTTTTGTATTGGAATCAAAGTGGTGTTGGTGCGTCTGGAGTAAACTGGTATGAAAGAGTTGCAACATTACAAGAGTTAGTGCCAAAAGATTACGGGTTAACAGATCAGTTGTGGGATCGCATTCCTGCTTACTACCGAATAGCCGATACTGCAGGAGCAACAACTGACCCATCTGGATTGTCTCGTGGGTACCTGTATCGTTTTTTTGACATTTTTGGTTTTGAATTTAACAAGACAAGAACTTTGTTGCAATCGGTTATTTCTCAATATGACCCTGAAGAAACAGAAACAGAAAGTATTGAGCAACTGTCTAAATTGGTGGGGCTAGAAGTAACCCCACAAGATGTTGGAACATCACGAATTAGAGAAATTATTAAAGACATTACGTATTACCGACAACGTAAAGGAACTCTAGATGCGTTCAAACAATACCTTGTGGCGCTCACGGGTTCACGAGTTGATGTTGTTGAATCAACAGCCAATCCTCGTTACACTTTTAGAGTACACGCTGAACGAGCAAACCTTGTAGCTGACTCTTTGTTTGTTATTACGTCTGGTTCTAAAAAATGGAGTTTATCAACTGAAAGCGGTTCCATCACCCAATCAAAAACAAATGAGTATATTACTGTCACTAACTCAGGCGGTACGTCAGGACAATTTGCTCTCGTGTCTAAAGTTGCTGTGCCTTCAGAAGCAGGAACCCAATACTGGTCTTCTGTGCAACTTACGGGATCTGGAACGATACGTGGTGCTCAATGGGCTTCGGCAGATACAGCTTGGTCAAATTGGGCTACAACTAGCCAAAGTTCTCAAGTGCTTCCGACTAACCTAAGCCCCACTGGTAGAAAAGTAATTTTAAAACCAACACTAAGCACCACCGACACAAGATATCCAGTTCTTATTTTTGATTTACCAGCCGGTACATCTACCGTTATTTCTAGGTGGATGGTTGAGCCAAACATTTACGGAAGTTTCTTTAACGGAGATAGCGTGTTTGGTGGGTTCGTTTATCAAAACAATAAAGCAGACTATGGGTGGAATGGTAGTCAGTATGCTTCGTATTCTACGTATTCTACAAACCGAACAAAAATTCAAGAAACTATTTTGGATTTGTTGCCAAAGCTACTGCCAGTCACTATGCTTATAGATGTAGCAACAACTTTAGGTACCACTGAATTTGATTGGATTCCAGGAAAAACATGAACTATATAATTTGTGCACTAGCCGTTTACAAACTGTTACAAATAATTGATTTGCTTTTACCAAAAGAAGCGATGCCTTGGGTAAAAGTTTTAGCTGGGGTTATCGTTTCGTATGGTGCTTCGTTCATTATTAGCGCAGACAATATTTGGTTGGGCGGTTTAGTTATTGCAACACTTGCTGGTGTCTGCCACACAGTGCTACGCTGTCTGACTTATCTAGGAGATATGGCACATCACAAGTCTTTAAAGTAGGAGGACAACATGCAGAAGTCTAGGTACTACCTCATTGCAGGCACGGGTAACGCAAGTGCGAATGTAATTGAAACTGGTTTAAATGATGTGGCATTGACCACAAAAGAGTTCATAATTCTATGGACAGGTAAACCAACCGATGGTCAAAGTAGGGTTTACGATTGGCTTATAGAGCATTCAGCGTCGTTTACCGTAGTTCATTCTGACACCAAGGTTCACCATCTTGTTGAGGGTGCCGCAAACCGAGTTGTAGAAGTAAAAAATCTTGTTGAGGATAGTTTGGACAGTTACCCAGAAGCCACAGTACTTGTTTTGTGGGACGAAATTGCCACCCTAAATCAACCTACACAATTTGTAGAAGACATTGTTCTTACGGCTAATCAAAAAGGTATGGAGACTTTAGACCTGTGTAATGGTTTAGTACCCCTAACAGTTGGGGAACCTATTGAAGATACGCCCTCAGAGGCCTCTAGGAAGCCCCAGGATGCGTCAAAAACAAGTACCCTTCCCCCTACACGAGAACCTAACATAGACCTCTTTAAAAGCACTTGGGTGCTTACTGAGATAAATGGCGAACAGGCTAAAACTGTATTTGGAGACAAGACAACTATTTTGGAGTATCTATCCAAGTAGTTCACGGCAAGAGCGTCGGTAAGAAGGGAAACCAACGCCCCTGCCACAAAGTGAACCTCGCGCAGTTAAATTAACTCGCGATAAACAACGGGAGAAGGGAACCGTTGTTTGAGTAAAGCATAACATGAACAACAGAGAGGATGCAACTATATGAAAAAGAAAAATCCAGGCGAGAGTACAAAATTAGGAGGTCCTTGGATTTCCATACCTACTTGGGTTGTCAAGTACATGAAAGGTGATTCTGTAGCTTTGCATGTTCTGACTTGTGCAATTGGTTATATGAACACACATAACCAAACTTTATCCACAACCTATGACGTGTTGGCAAGAGATACTGGCTATAGCCGTAGAACAGTAATCAGGGCTATGCATCGTTTGGTTGAGATTGGCGTCATCCGCAAAATTGTGAAGATGGGCAGACACGGTAAAAACATGCCTAATCTGTACGTAATTACGTACAATACTCCTGACGCAGAAGCCTTGCTTAATAGTGGTGACTCTAGTGACACTGGGGTATTTAGTAGTGACTCCAGAGACACCCCTGTAGTGACACCACGGACACTCATATTGAGTGACACCAGTGACACCCAAATAAGAAAGAACAAATATAATAAGAATGAAAACCAAAGGGCAAAAGTAAAAATAAAAACTTTAGACCTATACTCAACCGATAGTCGGTGGGACCGACAACGAAAACTTAACGACGGGAGTGTTAATCATGGGTAAAGGTATGCGATGGATGTGGGAATACAACGAAAAAGAAATGAACGACAAAGGTAAAGAAGTGCTCGTACCTAAACTGTCATTAGTGCCTATTGAGAACGGTAAAAAAATTAGAGTGAAGTACATTGTTGACAAAGGTAAAAAGAGTTTGGTTAATGATTGATGACTGGGGCGGCAAAACACTAGGTGCTGACGAACCAGCAAGTAAACCAGTAATCAAAAAGAAAAGTTCAACGACTGGTTTGGTTAATTATTTTAAGGACACCACAGTCAGTACTAACATGACTTTAAACGCGCCAGTTAACGGCATGGCTTTAATGAAAATATTTAAAGGACTGCAAGACAAGGGAATAAGTATTGATCAAATTTATAAAATGATTGATGTGTTTGCACATGAAATTAGACAAACACCATTGCCACAAGATGTACCGACTTGGAAAGGGTTTGCATCTCGGTTAGATTCATTAAAGAAAAAAGTAGATACTCCTTTGACAAAGTACGATTACTCCGAATACACTGTTGACAAACGATTGAGAAAAGGTAACCATGAGTGAATGGCATTCCGCAAAGTATTGGCGCAATAGACAACCTGAAGAGCGGTTAAAGAACGCACACATACCTAAACGTTTTATTAAAAAAACTTTAGAGGATTACAACACAGATTTAGGTAGTCCCGATGTAATTACATATGTTGGTCAGTGGATGGACAACATTCAGCACAACAGAGAGTGCGGAGAAGGCTTGTATTTTTTTGGCGGTTCGGGAAGTGGCAAGACGCATGTTGCGTGTGGGTTGCTTCGGGAGCTGTTGTTAACTCACCCAATTAGTGGTTTTTTTATTACGGCTGAAAAATTTGTTGAAGCGTCATACGACGAGATGAATCCCGACAACACTTTGTCGGACATGTATTCAGACGAGCACATGCTGAAGTACATTAATTCCGTTTATGACATTCTAGTTTTAGACAACCTTGGTTCAGAACGGATGACTGACTTTACAAAAAAAACAATTACATCTATGTTGAACAGCCGCTACGAGCAACAACTGATTACAATTATTACTAGTGAAATTCCATTATCGCGTTTAAGTGATATCTATGGACCACGTGTCAAATCTATCCTTAGCGAATGCTGTTGCGTCTTGCCTTTTCTAGGAAAAGATTACAGGTTATTGGACCCACAGTATGCAGGGGAATGATTTAGCAGCTTTTGCGCCAATTTCTCAAGCAACTATGTTTGAGGGGGTCTTGGCTTCAGAGCCAGAAGGGTTAATAAAAATTAGAGCACGCGCTGATCTTGTTAGTAAAAATTGGGGGCATTACATCTCTTTGTGGAAGACTAACGAGATTCCAATTAAGCATGCAATTGATTTAATTAACAGATATAACGTGGGGATAGTTGTTTATACCTTGTTGCCCGACTATCTTGTTGACAGCATTGAGAAGTGGTTAAGCAGAAAAGGGATATCAACAACGGTCACGGCGTTTAAATCTATTGAAGAGTTAGCATACGACCTTAGATTTTTTCCGTCAATACAGAAGGTGTATACGGCAGATGAAGAGCAAGCAAAGATTATTGGAATCAGGTCCACGGTGGTTACGCCCAAGACTGCGTGGTCTGCCTAATGGCTAGTGCTGAGCACCTCTTAATTAGCAAAGTAATTCAGACTAAAGATTTAACTGTTGCGCTAAAAGCTGGAATTAAAGAAGACCACTTCACTGCAGAGTGGTCCAAAGTTTGGGCGTGGACTTTAACTTTTTGGCGAGATCACGGAGAAGTTCCCTCCAAGCGAGCACTGAGTCAAGAGTTTGGGGACATTCGGTTAATCACCGCCGAAGACGAACCCTTTACAGCACTAATTGATGAAGTTTACGGAGCGTATCGCCATCGTAATTTGTTAGAAGCAATGGCTCTTGCAATGCCATCGTTGGAAGCTGGCGATACTGCTAAAGCATTACTTGATCTCACGACAGGCGTTCAGAAAGCATCTGCTGAAACAGCACGGTTGCGGGATATTAACTTGATTGAAACGTGGGAAGCACGAATAAGCAAGTACAAAGAACTGCAAAGCACACCTAACGCCTTGCGAGGAATCCCCACAGGGTTACTTGGTTTAGACAGAATTACATCCGGTTTTAGACCACAGCAACTAATTACGTTTGTAGGTGAAGCCAAAAAAGGTAAGTCACTAATGACTCTCATCATGGCCAACGCTGCTCACCTTCATGGTAAAGCGCCATTGTTTGTTTCGTTTGAGATGTCTGCGGAAGAGCAAGCAGCACGATACGACGCAATTGTTTCTAAAGTTGCTTATACCAACATCTTGCGTGGCTCACTTACGGATAACGAGTTACAAAAGATTTCCGACACACTACGCATGCGTAAAAACATGCACCCATTTGTTGTAACTGAAGACACATCATCGTTGACTACAGTTAGTGCGCTTGCTGCAAAAGTAAAAGAATTTAAACCTGACATCTTGTTTGTTGACGGTGTGTATCTAATGGACGACGAGAATGGTGAGCCAAAGGGTTCTCCACAAGCGCTTACAAACATCACCAGGTCTTTAAAACGTTTGGCGCAAAACGCAGACATTCCGGTTATTGGCACCACTCAGGTCCTGTCTTGGAAACTTGGTAATAAAAAGTCTCGCAAGATTACTGCCGACTCTATCGGCTACACATCTTCGTTTGCCCAAGACTCAGACCTCATCATAGGTGTTGAGTCAGACCCTGACATTGACAACCAATCAATCATTCGTGTAGTGCTTGCTCGCTCAGCACCCCTAGGTGAAATTCGTATTAACTGGGATTGGAAGAACATGGACTTTACAGAAGTAGGAGAGGACGATGGCGATGATGACAGCGATTCATGGTACTACTGATCTAGCAGATGTCTTAAAAAGTTTAGGCGTTGACGTTCTTCGCATTGGCGATACAGAAATTTCTGCTAGATGTCCAGTGCATGCAAACAGAACTGGTAAAGCCGACAGGTCTCCGTCGTGGTCAATGAATGCTTCTAATGGTTTATGGATTTGTTATTCATGTGGCGCTAAAGGTACACTCTCTCATCTTGTTTCAGAACTAACAGGTGAACCAGATTCTATTGTTGCTGTTCATGAGTTTTTAATACACAACGGATTAACTAGGTTAAGTAACCCAGTAGTGGTTGAACCACCCCCACCAATTGTAGATTGGATGGCGTTCAGTAAGTTTTCTGTGCCATCCGATGACTTGTTAGCAAGCAGGAACCTAGACAGAGAAGCAGTACGTCGGTATGGCGTACGTTGGGACAAGACAACAAAAGCATGGGTTATTCCAATTGTGTCTCCACTTGGCGAATTGCTTGGATGGCAGTCCAAATCTAAAACTAAAGTTTTGAATTACCCAATAGGGGTTTCTAAATCAAGCACGCTGTTTGGTTTAGACAAAGCAGATTGCGATACTTGCATTTTGGTTGAGTCTCCACTTGATGTTGTGCGGATACACACAGCAATAGATGGCTGTTGCGGGCTAGCATCGTTTGGTGCGCACATCAGCAAAACACAAATTTCATTACTTGCTAATCATGTAAATAAGTTAGTTATTGCATTGGACAATGATTCTGCAGGTATTGCAGCAGCTCAAAAATTAAAAGATAAGTTGCCTGCATTTAGGACCCCAGTTCTTTGGGCAAAGTATTCCCACACGGATGCAAAAGATATTGGTGACATGACTGACGCTGAGGTTTATGAATCTATTTCTCAAGCGTCAATTTTCCCGTGGTGGTTGCATGTTTAAGGGCAACCTGTACCCGTTTCAACAAGAAGCTTCTGAAGCTATGACGGACCGTGGGCAGATGTTGCTGGCGTTAGTCATGGGCGCTGGTAAAACTATTACAACACTTGCAGCATTAGAAACACTAAAAGATCAGGGTGAAATAAAGAAAACTTTAATTGTTGTTCCATCATCTCTAAAGTATCAATGGGAACGTGAAATTAAAAAGTTTACTGATTCTTCATGCATGGTTGTGGACGGCACTATAAGCACAAGAAAAAAACAATGGAGAGCATCCCTTAGCGCTACCTATGTAATTATTAACTCAGAATCTTTGAAAAATGATTTGGCTGATTTTGAAAAACATACGTTTGACGCAATGGTTGTTGATGAAGCCACCATAATTAAATCAGCAAAAGCTAGACGGTCTCGGTTAATAAAACGAATTGGAAAAAGATACCATTACCGTTTTGCATTGACTGGTCAGCCTATTGAAAACCGCCCTGAAGAATTGTTTTCTATTATGGAATATGTAGACCCAAAAATATTGGGAAAAGTTGATCTTTTTGATAGAACTTTTATTGTACGAGACAGGTTTGGTAAGCCAAGTCGTTACCGTAACCTAAAACAGTTACACAAGAGCATGGAAGGCATAATGATTCGCAAAACGCGAGAAGACATTGCCGACCAACTTCCACAAGTTATACAACAAGTTATACCCGTACCCTTTGACACAGCGGGTGCTGTGGTTTATCGGAAAATTGCAAACGATTTGTTGAACTCAATTCAAAAAGCCATTTCTCAAACAGGTAGAGGGTTTGATATTTGGAGTCACTATTACGGGTCGTCTGGAAACAAAGAAGCGCAAGGCGACATTATGTCTAAGTTAATTGTTTTGCGTATGTTTTGTGACAACCCAGAACTTGTACATTGGTCAGCAAAAATGTACGCCGACGCATCCACCGACCACGGAAGTGAGTACGCAAACAAACTCATTAACCAAGGAATTTTACCGCCGACGTCAGGAACTCCAAAGTTAGAAGCAGTAGTGCAATACATTACAGATGTTTTGGAACAATCGCCAAACAACAAAGTTGTGTTGTTTTCGTTCTTTAAAGAAAACTTACGGTTAATACAACAAGCAACCAAACACATAACGCAAAGCGTGTTGTTTATGGGCGGTATGACTATGTTAGACCGGGATGAATCCAAACAAAAGTTTTCGCAAGACCCTAAAATTCGTTTGTTTTTGTCATCAGACGCTGGAGGGTATGGCGTTGACCTACCTGTTGCCAACTACCTAATCTCATATGACCTCCCTTGGTCAGCAGGTAAGCTTGACCAAAGAGAAGCCCGAATTATTAGACTCTCTTCGGAATTTCCACACGTAAACGTTGTTTCATTTGTTATGAAAGGTAGCATTGAAGAACGACAATACGAAATGTTACAAGAAAAAAGAAATATTAACAAAGCGTTTATAGATGGTGGATATGACACCAAGGGCGACTATAAACTTACTTTGGGAGCACTATCCGATTTCATAGCACACAGCGAGGTATGACATGAGTAAAATTATTAGACAACAACCCGAAACAACTTTAGATGAAGCGTACGTTAGTAAACTTGTTAGCGAATTTCAAAACCACAAAACCATGTTGGAAGCAACACAAAAACGTTTAGACGGTTTTAAAAAAGAATTGACAGAAGTTCTTGAAGCACACGGTAAGCCTGACGAAAAAGGAAACCTGTGGATCAACCTTCCGGCGTGTGAGATTAAAAGAGAACGCCGTATTTCCAAAACGTTTAACGCATCTGCTGCAGAGGCTTGGGCAAAAGAAAACGGTTTTTGGGACACTGTTAAAGAAGTTATTGAAACCATTAGCGAAGACCGTTTGCTTGGTCTAGCATGGGACAGTGCCGATATCCAAGAAAAAGTTAAATCATTTTATGTTGAGAAGGAAACGTGGGCACTAAAGGTATAGAGGACTACCCTGGAAAACGTCCACCAAAGAACAGGACTACACGCAAGCCTAAAAAGCTTGATGACCCTTTTTTTGGCGTCAAATCTTCTCACTACGTAATTAAAGGCGAACGAGTTGAAGTGTTTACAATTGGGCAACTAGCCAAAGTGTTAGGTAAGAAAACAGGGACGGTAAGGTCGTGGGAAACAAAGGGAATTATTCCTAAACCCATATACAGAACCGCCCCACCAAACCGTGGGCAACTTCCTGGGGTAGAAGCAAAAGGTAGGAGGATTTACACACGAAAGCAGGTAGACTTGATAGTGTTAGCAGTGAACACAATACTTGAGGGCAAAGACCCAAGAGTTGTGACATCTGATAATTGGAATAAATTAAAGCAATACATAAAAGACAACTGGAAAAAATAAAACACAAACACAAACACAAAGGACAAAAACAAATGCCAAATAAATACGACGAAGACTTTGACACAGACGAAGTAGAATTTGATTCGCCTGTCAAAGTTGAAACAAAGAAAGAATCACTTACTCAAAAAGAGCGAGTAGAAACACCAGTGGCTAATCCTGGAAAGAAAAACGTAATCAACCGTGGTTGGGGTGCAGCACAAAAAGTGCAAGAATCAACCTCAGCGTTTGCTCAACGTTTTAAAGTTACAGAAGACCCACAAATTATTAAGTTCCTAGAGGACGAACCTTATGCATCGTTTCGCACACACTGGATTGATGGCCGCGCTGGTCAGAAGTCTTTTGTTTGTTTGGCTGATCATCCTGAAGGTTGCCCACTTTGTGACGCAGGTAATCGCCCATCAACTAAGTTTGCTTTCAACATTGCAGTACTTGGAGAAGAGGGAGACTTATCAGTTAAGTCATTTGAGGTTGGCGTTCGTTTAATTGACCAACTTAAAAACTTCCACACAGACCCTCGTCAAGGTCCATTGTCTAAAAACTATTGGGCAGTATCCAAAACTGGCAAGGGTGCACAAACACAAACCATTCTTCAAATGGTGCGTGAACGTGACTTGTCAGAGTGGTCAATGGTTGGTTACACAGATGAGGACATGGCTGTGCTTAAGCGCAACTGCTACACACCTGAAATTATTTCAATACCAACACGTTCAGAACTTTTGGACATTGCATCCGAGATTAACGACGCAAGGTAACTAATGTACAAAACGGTAAACACCGTTGATGAACTAAAGCAAATAGTAGACATAGTCATGGATTTTGGTTCTTTTGCTTTTGACATTGAATCACGGGGTGTTCTTGAGCGTCACGATGATGTAAATACACACTTTCAAAAAGAGTGTAAACAGCACATTGCGACACTTAAGAACCCCAGTGAAGATGTTGTTGAAAGGTCTACCGACGCTATTCGTCAACGCTACTTAAAGGACCTTGCTCTTAATCCGCTTCGCAATGAAGTGTTTTGGTTAGGTATCGCAACACATGGACATTCATGGGCTATCCCAATGGGACACAAGATAGGCGAAGTGCTCATTCCCGAACAGCGTGGTGACGGAGCAACCCTGCCACCACTAGAGCACCGCAAAGTTCTCAAGAACGGAACTGTATCCACCGCTAAAACCAAGTACTACATTCCTGCAGTCTACTCAGAGCCTCCCGTGCAATTATCTAGGTACGATGTTTTTGAAACTTTGCGTCCATTGTTTTTTGGCACCGCAATCAAAGTTGGGCACAACGTAAAGTTTGACGCTTTGTCCATTCAGAAGTATTACGGAGAACTATCTCCAGGACCATATAGAGACACGATGGTGTTGCAGCACATTTGCGACGAAAATATTCCTAGTTTTTCTTTAGTTAATCTAATCTTGCACAACTTTGGAAACCATGCTCCTTACAACAAAGAAGGAAAGCTTGGAAAAACAATTGATTCGGTTTCCTATGGCGCCGCATCTCGTTACGTTCATTTAGACGCTCGCTGGACGTGGATGTTGTACATCAAGCTAATGGCTAAACTAAAAGCGGAATCTTCACTAATTCCAGTAATGGAGCAAGACATGAGTGTCTTGCAAGTGCTGATGAATATGGAACAAGAAGGCATTACGGTAGATGGTTACAACCTAAAGAATTTACGCAAGGAGCTAGACACAAAGTTAAACGACACGTTATTACTTTTATCAGAGTTTGCTTACCCTGGATTCAATCCAGATTCAAATAAGGACAAGCAGTTGTTTTTATTTAACAAAAAGAGAGATGGTGGGTTAGGTTTAAAGCCCACCAAGAAAACACCAAAAGGCGCACCATCAGTAGACACAGAGTCTCTGGAAAGTCTTCGGGGTAAGCATCCAGTTATTCCACTCTTACTTGAGTGGTCCGAAACCCAAAAGCTAAAGAACACGTATGTAGATGGGTTACTCCCTAAATTAAACAACAACAAATTGCACCCGTCTTTTAATTTGCACAGAACAGCCACCGGGCGTTTGTCTTCTTCNTCTCCTAACCTGCAAAACATTCCTCGTGATTCCAGCATTAGAAAATTGTTTGTACCTCCAGACGGNTTCACTATGCTTGTAGCAGATTACGATCAAATTGAACTACGAGTTATGGCTATGTTTAGTCAAGACCCACGTCTACTTCAGATTTTTAAAAACAATGAAGACATTCACTCTGCAACAGCCGCCGCCGTCTTTAAAAAGAAAGTTGAAGATGTAACTTCAGAAGAACGACAAATCGGCAAAGGCGTTAACTTCCTTACCGCTTACGGTGGTGGTTCCAACAAACTTGCTAGGGTTACTGGCGTTACACCCGAACACGCAGACGAGTTGCTGGCGTCATA